CGGTACCGCACTCGGTGAAGTAAAATGGTATGACCATTCAGATTCACTTCTTCGTACAGACTCTATTTCCTCTGCACAGTATGCGCCCGAAAGTGATATTAAATGGCAACAATTTAGTGGCGTACTTACAGCACCCGAGAACTCCACATATGCGGTCGTTAGTGTGACCGGCTCTGGAACTTCGTTCATTAGCAACGTCCTTTTCGAGAGAGCAGACCGGCAACAACTGTTTTTCTCGGGAAACATTTCTGATCTCGACAGTCAAGATGGTCGCTGGTCTCTGCCCACCACGAATGCATATTCACTTCTCTACAACAAGGCGCCCCTAAAAATGGAAAGACTTAGGAGCACCATTCCCTACTACTTACCGGTGGGTGTGACCGCCCGAGTTCTTTTGTGGGATTCACTAGACCCATATGTGCAGGCTCTCGTCCCGCGCGGCATTTACTCCTGAAAGAAGGAAATCCATGAAGTGTGCAAACTGTGAAGAGAACGCCGTCTACGTGTACACGGCTGGCGCGATAGAGGGAATTCTGTACTGCTATCACTGCCTCCCCTACTTCTTGAGGGAACAGGCTAGGGCTGGAGTTCTGGGAACAACCCCGGAATTCAATGCCATCCAAGATAGGCTTATGACCAAGATGTTGCCAGAGTAGTTAGATCACCAACGGGTTTCCTAAGTATTTTTGACTTTCCTTACACGTATAGCAATTATTGGAACTAGTTTATTCTTAGGATCTAGAGCATGGAGAATGTCATAATTGCCGCTCTGGCAGCGGCGTGGTTTATCGTACTTTTGGATCTGTGGCTTGGCAGAAGATTTTATCGAATCTTTGTTGCACTTTTTGTTTCAGGAGTAGCCATTGTCGGACTCACCAAGGCAGAAATTTCATGGTTTCATGTTGTTTCTGCCTTTGCCGCCTCATTTTTGGCGCTCAGTGCAATCGAGGTCATGGACCGAATTTCCCGTCCCAATATCGACTACAAGTCCCGACGATGAAACTTATCGTGGTCGCCGGAGAATCAGAACCCGGCGAGTTGCCAGAACTACATGATGAAATCACGGACATCATTCTTGTTGCTCCCGCACCTGATTCCGTTATCGAGTGGGCAACACAGCAGCCCACTTTTCTGACCGTTGTATCCAAAAACGCATCCGATATTGATGATCGTCTTCTGGAGTTGGTGGTCACCATTGTCGAAGATCCGCGACCCCATCTACGTGCTGCGCAATTTGCTTCCCGTGGGGATCTTGCTTTTCTGGCATGGAACGACTCCGATGAGCATCACGCGGTGTTGGAGTTTTTGTCGAATGTCGGTGTCCCGGTTTTGGATATTGGTGATGGTTACGTGGAATTGGTTTTGGATCGTTCGGTTGATGTGGAAGCCTTAGTGGCACGGGTGACGGCGTCAGTGTTGAAGACGGTTCGAGGTGAGATTGCGGACTTATTGCGGACCCGCCGTCGGTCCGGAAACTCGAAGGTGTAACCTCCACTGCAAGTAGGAGGTACAGAATTGTGATTACCGTAAACGACTTGCTCAGGATGCGTCTAAACCCCGAGCAGTTTATGGCGGCGTCGATAGTTATCGCCCGTCAAACGGCTGGCACTTCTAGCCTCCGCATTAACGATGTAGCGGAGGTAATGGGCTGTAGCAGGTCCAGCGCGCACCGCGCACTGAAGTCCCTAATCGAATTGGGGCTTGTTAAAAAAGTATCAAACGGTGTTTACATCTTTCACAGTGTGAAAATGCGACCGCATCGTGCCGAACCAGAAATCCCACGGGCGGGAAAAGTTTTTCCCATAGGTGGGAAAAATATCCCACGGGTGGGAAAAACAGGGTACGTCTATCAGGACGACAAGACGACTAGTCGACAAGGGTCGTTAGAAGAAACTAACGTTTCTTCTAACTCCGGGGGTGCCCCCCTAAAGGGTAAGAGGAGTTCCATGAATTTTGATTTTGACGACGGTGACGACCTTACCGGTTTCGGACTCTTGGAGGAACGCCCCGGAAAAGAAGTCCGCAGGCGACAAGGCCGTGAAGAGCGGAGATATGACCTCAAGTATCACCGCACCGTTCCCCGCGAAGAATGGGATATGGGCCATGTCGTGAAGGAATTTAAGCACAGAATGGCGATGGCTCGTTCAGATATTTTGGGCGGCGGAACCGACCATTTGGCCCTGACCAAGACATTGCACCTGTGGTCTGTCGACCACGACTTGACCCTGATGGACATCATTTCGGCGATTGATCTCTTCTTTGCAGACCCCGTTCGTGTGACCGCTTTGTCGGAAAGGCCAATGCCTTACAAGGTCTTCCTGAGTTTCTTGCAGAATCATTACCGCGATTCCCATACCGTCTCTGACAATGATGACTGGCTGGCGGGTCTTGAAAATCAGATGGATCGTGCATGACGGCGATTAATGATCTCCCCGGAATGATTAGATCCAAGGTTCGGGTCTCCAATGTTCCTCCGCGACTTTTGGGTGTCACCCTTGATCATCCTGAGGTGAAGCCATATCTGGAATTGGTGCGCCCTTTGGATGTGGTTCAGAAGTGGGCCCAGATGGTTCGAGATGGGAAGATTGTCCACTCCGTGGGAGCGGTTGAGACTTGTGGGAAGGGCCTATGGTTGGTGGGTAATCAGAGCACCAAGATTGCCGCGGCCGTTGCCCAGCAACTACTTATTGAGGGCGCCATCACCAGTCTTTTTTATACTGGGGTTGAGGATTACCTTGACTCGGAGAGACCCGGCGATGACACGACCTATGAGGGCCACAGAGACGACGAATTGTGGATCCTTAAGGGTTATGGCACCGAAAGGCGCAGTGAGTCTGGTTGGGCCGTGGCCACTCTGGATGCCCTGATTTCTCGCAGGTACGACAAGGGTCTCCCCACGATTGTGGCCAGCATATTTAAGCCACAAGATTCTTTCCACGGCAACTTAGCCACTGATATTTTCTATTCAGGCGTCATCATGGAGGTAACGCATGAGGAGGACTGAAGTGGCCGAAGATTGGCGCATGGTACAACTATTTTTGTCACCAAGGCAGCCCGCTGTTTTTGAAGTGGAGATGAACTTAGAGAACTCTGCCGTGCGCTGCACCTGTCCCACATTTAGGGGACGAACCACATGCAGACACACAAAGTTTGTGTCAGCGTGCATGGACAACCATGACGGCTTTTATCCACTCATGGTGGCGGCGACGGCGCCCACGGATGGGATGAACGAGGCCATGGAGTCTCCCGAGAAGTTCCGTGACTTTGTTCTTAAGTACGCCAAGGTGGAGGTTCTGTAAATGCAGAACGGGGACATCAGTAACGAAATCCCACAACGAATCCTGATCACTTACGATGCCATCACCACCGAAATGGATAATCCTCGCAAGATTTTAGGTGTCACGCTCGGAAGAAAAACGACACGCCAACTCAATCGTGTAACATTGAACCGTCTTTGGCGCTACACTGAGCGATCTCCGGTCAGGATCGAATTGATTAATTTTGGTGTGGACCAAGAAGAATCTGATTTACGACTGGAGCAACTTAATACTTTTGGTACCAACCCAGTCAATTATTCAACACACTACCGCGACCTGTTTGCTCTTCTAAGTGATCTGCCTTACCGACCGGAAGTGATAGGCGTCATTGATATACCAGAAAATCAGGCACGATATGGACTACGAGGCATGGGGGTAGAACACATGGATCGGTCAATGTAATGGCGGCAGACAACGAAGTACGGTTGATCTCACGGGTGATCCGTGAGAGACACATCACTCCCCTGCTCGAACTAGGAATGCAACCGGACTGGTTTAGCAATCCTGAGGTTAAACAGGTCTACCGATGGCTCATTGACCACTGGAGCCGGTACGGAGAGGTCGCCACCGCGGTATCGGTCAAAGACGAATTCCCGACCTTCTCAATCCTCAAAGTGGAAGACACTCTTGAGTACCTTCTGGACCGCTTTGTTAAGTATCGACGCGCGGTCAAGGTCGAGGACACAATTCAAAGTGCTGCTGAAGTCCTAAGTGTCAGCAATGACCACGAAGCCGCGCTTGTACTGATTGAAGGAAAGATCAGCGAGATTCACCGCGAAGGTGTGCCCGGGGTCACCGATATGCATTTGGATCGCAACCCCGAAGATCGAATGCGTAATTACGAAGAGATGGAGGCCAACAGTGGAAGCCTTCTGGGATTACCGACCGGATACCTGAAAATTGATGAGGCGACCGCTGGATTGCAGGGAGGACAACTCGTCACCGTGATCGCTCCTCCCAAGACCGGTAAGTCGCAGATCTTGTTACAGACAGCCATAAATATCCACCAGAGCGGCCACAACGTTCTTTTCCAGTCATTTGAGATGAGCAACACCGAACAGCAGGTCCGGCATGATGCGATGCGTTCCAAGGTTTCACACAACCGCATGCGCCGTCGCGGCCTTACCGCCCCGGAAAAGAAATCATATGCCGGGATGCTCAAGCAGATGGCTGGCTTGGAAAACACCTTCACGCTCTCTGATGCCATGCAGGGGATCACTGTTTCCGCGTTGGCCGCAAAGATCGATCAAATAAAGCCCGAGGTCGCGTTCATCGATGGCGTGTACCTGATGCAGGATGAGCAAACCGGGGAATCCAATACAGCACAAGCGTTAACGAATATCACCCGCTCACTGAAGCGGTTGGCCCAACGTATGGACATCCCGATCGTTATCAGCACGCAGACACTGCTTTGGAAAATGAAAAGCGGGAAAGTTTCCGCAGATTCAATTGGCTACTCTTCCAGTTTCTTTCAAGACTCCGATGTGATTCTTGGTCTACAAGAAATCCCAGAAGAGGATGAACTTCGAGAACTGCGGATCGTGGCCAGCCGAAACTGTGGACCCGACTCGGTGGTACTGATCTGGAGATGGGATACGGGGTGCTTCCACGACGAAGATTTGTCCTCTTCATGTGCAGGATGTGTTACGGCGAGTCGCTTCTCACCATTCGTACCCTTAGTGTAATATAAGTCACAGTTACGAGAAACACTAAAATGAATAGGGGCACCGATGTCAGCACTTACCGAAGAACTCGCCGAATTGATGTACAACTCCGATGTACCTGTACTGCCATGGGCCCGCTGTGTTCACGAAGATCGTTCATTTTATCTGAGGATGTCCGACGTTATGGTCGATCACATACTCACCCATTTTGAGCAGCGTAATCAGGACAATATATTTTCCAGCGCAATTTCTTACTTGTCCACTGAATCAGATGTGGCGCGGCTACACCGTTCATAGGTGTACATGAGACACCATGATTGATATCACCACGACACTTGACGCTCTGGACATCAGTGGTCAAGTTCGTGGTGACGAATTTGTAGGACACTGCCCAAAACACAAAGAACGCACCGGAAACGAAGACGTGCACCCGTCATGGTCCATCAACCTAGAGACGGGATTGTTTCTGTGCTTCTCATGCGGTTACCGGGGATCTATCATCACCTTGATCGCAGATCTCAAGGGGGTTTCACTCGACGAGGCAAAATCAATGCCCGTCAAGTCCGACCTACAAACAACCGTGTCAAGAATTCCCGGGACACACATCAAGGTCACACGTCCCGCTCTCATGACCGAGGCCAGACTTTCACGGTTTAGTGATGCACCTCGCTGGGCCCGTAATCGAAGACGCTTGACCCACGCATCCTGCTCCCTGTACGGGGTCCGTTGGAACTTCGTATCCGAGTCGTGGATTCTTCCAATACGCGAGTCCAGCGATGGTTCCTTGATGGGGTGGCAAGAAAAAGCCGAAACGGGCCGCTCCTTTCGGAATTTCCCGACAGGAATTAAAAAGAGCAACACTCTTTTTGGGTACGACGTATTCGACGGCGGCAGCATGATCGTGGTGGAGTCTCCGTTGGACGCGGTCCGATTGCACAGCGCCGGGTTTACCGGAGCCGTTGCTACATTTGGGGCCATCATTTCGCGTTCGCAGATCCACATGATGTCGGCCGCCGATGATGTCGTCTTCGCTCTGGACAACCCGCACACCGACGCGGCAGGAAGAAAGTCCAGCATGCAACTGCTTACTGCGACGCGCGGAATTCTTAAATCTGTTCGCTTCTTTGAATACTCGGGAATCAGCGCCAAGGACCCCGGCGACATGTCCACTAAAGAAATAACGGTGGGTCTACATGGAGCCCGGTCTCGCGCGTTTGGGGAGAGTGCAATTGCGTGAGTAAACCAATTTATAATCTCTTCCACATCAAAGATGTCGGATCGGATCTTCTTTTTCTTGGACCTACGAAAAAATGTGTGTGTGGTAACGAACTCTTCCAAGCACTGATCTGGTTCGACGAGACCGATAATTCCATCGGTGGTTACTTCACCGAAATGGTATGCGTGTCGTGCGGTTCTTTAGTGCGCGGTGTGACGGAAGACCCGGATGAGACGGGCTCCTACGATGTTTAGGGGGACCCTTCTTCCCTACCAAGTGAGCGCCGTTGAGATGATGGTCGACCGCAAAAAGGTTCTGGTTGCCTACGACCTCGGGCTGGGAAAGACCGTCATCACCATCGCTGCAATCGAAGAACTCCGAATGACAAATCAATTGTCCGGTCCCACTCTGGTGGTGTGCTTATCCAGCCTCAAATACCAGTGGGCCAAGGAGATCGCCAAATTCTCTAACTCCACGTCGATCGTTGTTGACGGCAACTGTTCACAGCGTAAAAGCCAATACAAGCAGTACACCGACTTTGACTACGTGATCGTAAACTACGAACAGGTCGTAAACGACTGGGATGACGTTTCCACACTGTCGTTTGGCTCACTGGTCATGGATGAGGTGACCAGCATAAAAAGTTTCCGCGCCAAGAGATCCAAGAAAGTTAAAGAGATGTCAAGAACGCTTGACATACGATTCGGCTTAACGGGAACCCCCATTGAAAATGGTCGCGTGGAAGAGGTCTACTCCATCATGCAGGCCATTGACCCCGACGTTCTGGGGAAGAGGTTCGACCTCTTTGATGCGACCTTCATAGTGCGAAACAAGTTCGGTGGTGTTGAAAGGTACCGCAATCTGAGTCAGTTACATAAGCGTCTAAAGACTGCATGTGTCCGCAAGTCACAGACGGATCCTGATGTGGCACCGTTTCTCCCGGACACCATTATTAAAGACCCCGTCTTGGTTCCCTTTGACCGATTCTCTGCTTCCCTATACCGAACCATTGTTGCTCACCTGCAGGAAGAGTTGTCAGAAGCACAATCACTGTTCGGTCCGTCATGGAGCATCGATGCGCACTACGGTCAAGGACGCGGCCATAACCAAGGACCCGGAGACGCATTGCGGGGATCAATTATGAGCAAGGTGACCGCACTTCGGATGTTGTGTGACCACCCAGTACTACTGCTACATAGCGCCGATGCCTACGGGCCATTCACCGTCGAAGGGTCACAGTACCTCTCGGAACTTTTTGAGGACGAAGCCCTGCGCAATCGCGCACTAAAAGCAAGATCACCAAAGTTGGCCGTCACTGTTTCCATGGTCAAAGATCATCTCGATGCTGACTCAGAGAACAAACTTGTTGTCTTTTGTTCGTACGTCAAGATGGCGTCCATGATCCACGCGGAGTCAGGTGGCGTCCTCTATACCGGACGAATGAATGCTAAGGAAAAAGAAGATGCCAAGGTGCAGTTCCAAACCGATCCATTAACGCGAGTATTGGTTTCCACCGACGCTGGCGGTTACGGAGTGGATCTTCCACAGGCAAATCTTTTAATTAATTATGACCTTCCATGGAGTAGCGGCTTAGCAACACAAAGAAACGGACGCATCAAACGGGCATCTTCTAAGTGGCCCAGCATCATCATTGAGAACGTCTTGATGTCGGAGAGTATTGAAGAGCGTCAATTTATGGTGCTCCAACAAAAGAGCGCCGTGGCATCTGCTGTTGTGGACGGAAAAGGCATCAATGACCGTGGCGGTCTTGATTTAACGGCTAGTTCCTTGATGGCATTTCTTCACGAAAACACGCCTTAATCCGCTCGACACGCCTCACCGACCCGCTGTTTGCCTTATCCGTAACTTGCGTGTACTGTACAAGGTACACAAGAAGGGGAGAATGATGGCAAGAGTGGCTGAATCAAAAAGAAAGGCAAGCCCCATGGACTCCGTGGAGGCTCAGGTACGGGAGTTTAAGTACCTGAAGAAGGAAACCGATGAACTTGGAAAGCGCAGCAAGGTCATCCGCGATGACCTCATGAAATTAGTTGAGAACACTGGATTTGAAGATGATCAGGGACACTACTGGCTGGAATTTGACGACGGAATTGACGGCACCGACGCACTGCAGCGTCAACGCCGTGTATCTCGATCTCTCGATGAAGATCAAGCAGAAGAAGTTCTTAAGACGGCTGGCATTTGGGAAGAGTGCACCGACCTCGTCCGCGTGGTCAATGAGGACAGGGTCATGCAGGCTTTGTACGACGAAAAATTGAATGACGTCGCAGTCGACAAGATCTACCCACCCAAGATCACATGGGCTTTGGTACTCAAATGATTGTCGATATCGAAGAAACTTTTCAAGGACTGGATCAGTTCTACCCGGGATCCAAACGCAAACGTCGTGACAATAACGAAAAGTCAGTGCCCACTGCAAATACATCGTGGGATGCCAAACCAATCGTCAAGGCTCACGGAGGTGTGGAAACTCAATTCTTTCTCCCGGGGGCCCTTGCAAACGCACTGGGAAAAACCTCGGTGACAATCCGTTTATGGGAGCGACAATCTTATATCCCGAAAGCACCATTCAGACTTCCCGGCTATGTGCGGGCCGGAAAAGAAATGCCCGGAAAACGTGTTTACACGCGGGCACTTATCGAGATAACGGTGGAGGAATTTACCAAAAGAAATCTTCTTGGTGCGCAACGCATCGAGTGGAGCCGACACCACGATCTCACTGTCGTTCTGTATGAACGATGGAGCACATCCCTACAAGAAAATGCCTAAGGAGAAAAATGCCTATTGCCGCACGCCGTGTTGCCGAAGCCACAGACTACATTGTCGATGGTGTTGAAGTTGAAGAAGATGTCCTCCTCGAAGAGGACAATGAAGACACCGTCGCCGATCACTCATCCGCACTTCAATCGGGTTGGGAATCAGCACTTAAAAGTGCTAAGACGGACAAGTCTTTTACGACCGAGTTCAGGTTTACTGATGAACCACAATTAGTTAAGTTTCTTGACAGTGCTCCTTTCGCATCTTTTGACCAGCACTGGATTGAACGACCCGGCAAGAAATCATTTGTGTGCTTGGGTGAAGCAGCCGAGTGCCCATTGTGTGGTATCGGTGATTCACCAAGACCCAAGGCTGCCTTCAGCATTGTAAACCTGTCGGCCGAGGAGCCTGTTGTGGAGATCCTATTGACGAGTCCAACCCTGACCCGCCAATTAGCGTCCTTTGATCAAGACGCAAAAACTGGCCCCTTGGATCGCATTTTTTGGTCCATGGCCCGCCAAGGCAAGGGACCGAAAACCATCTACACAATTTTGCCTGTCAAAGCACGCGACTTATCCGAAGACTGGGGTGCCGACCAGTCTGAGGTTGAATCCTCTATTGATCGTTTTGAGCCTCTCACGCCGCGAGTTATTTCGTTTACCCCCCGAAACGACATGCTCGAAATATCGCGTGAGATTAGCAGCCGGTAGTCGTATCCGGTTGCTTTCCCCGGACGTCGGAAGAGTTTTTACTCGACAGTTTCGCTCTTCCGACGTCCACCCCCTGCCATTGCCAATGCTAAGGACACGATGAACATTGTTACCGAAGAGTCCGAATTCCTAGACCTTGTTGATCACCTTCGCAAGCAGGACACTTTGTGTTTTGACGTTGAGACCATGGGAGATCACCGTGGGGACCCTTGGAGAAACGACGTCGTATGGATCGCTCTTTCGGACTTTAATGACTCATGGGTGGTACCGATGGGGCACCCCAATGGCGCATACGTTGAATCTCAGTTTCCACTCCGCGAGTCAGCACAGAAGCGCATCGAGAAGGGTCTTCCTCTTCGACCTCAGGATTATTCGACGGATGTCAAAAAGGAAGTCAAGATTTTTACGGAACCACCAAAGCAGTTAACACGAACATTTGTGTTCTCTGCAATGGCTGATCTTTTCAAGGACGACACCATCACCAAGGTGGGTCACAATCTCGCTTTCGATTTGGGTTCGGTCGCGAAATATCTGGGCGAAGTTCCAGCAGGTCCGTACGCCGACACCATGATTGCTGCTTTTCTTGTGGATTCCTCTAAGTCGTTTGGTTATGGGCTAAAAGATGTCAGCAAACTGTACGCCGGAATCACCATGCAAAAGGGCGTCGGCGCCGAGATTGAAAAGTACTCTTTTGACGAAGTCGCTCGGTATGCCGAGTTGGACGCGCATGCGACTATTTCCGTGTGGAAGGTTCTATCGAATCTCATCGTTAAGGACAACCTTTCTAAGGTATTTGCACTTGAAATGGACGTCCTGCGCGTGGTCACCGAAATGCGGCTCTCTGGAGCGACGATTGATACCGCTTCACTCACCGACCTAAAAGCGCGATTGGAGTCCGATATTGAGTCGGCCCGTGGTCGTGTCTATCGCATCGCAGGTGAAGAATTTAATATCAACTCCACCGTGTCCAAACAGCGTTTGCTCTACGGGAAAAAAGGCGACGGTGGACGTGGACTCAAACCCACCATGTTGACTCCCGGGGGAAAAGAAAAGAAGCGGACCAAGACGCCCTTGGCTTTGGCTGATTACTCCGTGTCCGCCGAGGCGCTCGATGTGTTCCGGACGGCGGACCCGCTAGTGGACGCCCTTCTGGATTTCAGCGACCTCAACAAACTTCTATCAACCTATGTTCTTCCCTACATGGGGGGTGTCGTAACCCGCGTCATAAATGGGAAAATGAACCGCAGTATGAAAGCCCCGTTACTTGATAAGGGTCGATTGCATACTGACTTCAATCAGATCGGCGCAGCGACGGGTCGTTTCTCTTCTCGTAATCCTAATTTGCAGAACGTTCCCGCCGCGGGTTCGGATTATGGGAAACTTATTCGGAACCTGTTTGTCGCACCCGAGGGTCACCAACTCGTCGTTGCCGATTATTCCCAAATCGAGCCACGCATCATTGCGTCTTTTTCTAAGGACCCTGTGATGCTGGATACCTATCATCAAGGCGGCGACATTTATACGGCCATCGGAGAAACGATGGGTGTTAACCGCAAAGCGGGTAAGGTTCTTGTTCTTTCTATCGCTTACGGCGTTGGAGCCGAAAAGATATCTCGTCAAATTGACTGCTCGGTAAAGGACGCCGAAGAACTGCTTAAAGAGTTCACCCAAAAGTTTAAGAACATCACCCGGCTCAAGTCGTTAACAATTCGCACCGCGCGCAAGAAGGTCCCCGTTCCCTATGTAGGGACACTCACAGGTAGGCGAAGATACTTGCCAGACTTGGTATCCCCGGTGTGGTGGCAGGCCGCAAAGGCCGAACGTCAAGCATTCAATACTTTGATTCAAGGATCCGCTGCCGATGTCATGAAGATTGCCATGGTGCGCGCGTTCCAGCAAATACCGGAGTCAGCAAGTTTAATCCTTACTGTCCATGACGAATTAGTGACTGTGACTCCCCGCGACCTTGCGGAGGAAACAGCCGAGTGCATACGCACAGCCATGGAAGGAGTTCATGTTCTGCAAGTCCCTTTGGTCGCTGACGTAGAAATTGTTGACAAATGGGGGGAAGCAAAATGAGGTGGCCTTTCAGAAAAAGTAAGCCAATAGTTGTTGGAACACAGACTGTTAGCGTCTCCGATGTTGTCCGACGATTTCTTTTGGACACCAATATCCCTGACGTACAGCAATTAAGTGTTCTACTTGGATTGGACCCCATCGATGAAGACATGTCGGCTGAAGAGCAAGCCGAATCGGATGACCGAACCCGCAGGGCGGCTCCTTTGATGCCGGTGATCTCGCTCTTCGCATCCGCGATGGCGGTTTCCTTCGTCCAATACATCGACATCTTGGCTCCGGTTTCCGGACGAACTGAGCAGGAAATCGCTTCTACTTCCTCGGTCATCCAGCAACTCTGCTTGTCGACTTCGCTGGGGACTGTGACACAACTGGAAGATCTTGGCTTGATTCATTACGGGTATCGAGAGTAGGAGAGACATGTCAAACAATTCGTGGTGGGCAAAGAAATTGGGAACCGACGGGCCTGTCCCACCCAGTACTCCACCGTCCACCCCCCGACCCACTCCGCGATTACCCAGTGTCCCTGTAGTCACACCACAATCCGCACCAAATGTGCAAGTCACCACAGAGAATATGGCCGAAGTGGCCATGCTGTGGCAAGGCGGCGAGGGAACTCGTCGAGAGACATCTAATTGTCCTTCTTGTGGCAGTGACCTCTTTTTTTCTCGATCCAACAGTGGTTCTGCTGTGCCACCCAGATGTTACTCATGTGGTTACACAGAAGGCCGTCAAATGCAAGGAGTTCCTTCATGATCAATCCCGACGCGCAAAAAGTAATTTCCATACTCAACAAGAAACTAGGTGACGGCACCGTCGTACTGGGGTCCAGCATTGAGTCCAATCTTGTCCCACGTTTCACAACAGGATCGGTCACCTATGACTACGTATTGGGTGGTGGCTTCCCGGGAAATCAGTGGAATGAATTGATTGGGGAACCCAGCCATGGCAAGACCCTTATCGCGTTGAAGACGGTCGCCGCCAATCAGATCAAAGATCCCGAGTTCACGACCGTGTGGGTAGCGGCAGAGCAGTGGGTGCCGGAATATGCGGAAATGTGCGGGGTGGACTCATCACGCGTCATCGTTGTTGAGACCACAATCATGGAAGAAGCATTCGATGCGGTGATTGCATTTGCGGAGTCCAAGGCGGTCGACTGCATTGTTATCGATTCTTTACCGGCCCTGAGCCCTTCCCCTGAGATGGCAAAAAACATGGACGAGATGACCATTGGTCGTGGCGCACTGTTAACCAACAAGTTTTTCCGAAAAGTCGGCGCAGTGATGAAGCGGAGTTTAATAGAGCAAGAACGCCCCATTCTTGGGATCCTTGTTAACCAGTGGCGATTCAAGATAGGCGTCATGCACGGAGATCCCCGGACAACCCCCGGCGGCGTAGGTAAGGACTACGCATTTTTCACGCGGTCTGAAGTGAAGCGGGATGAGTGGATCGAAATCGGAACCGGAAATAGCAAGAAGCGGGTTGGACAACGCATCCGCATTCGGACAATAAAGAACAAAACTGCTCCCCCGCAACGGGTTGCCTACGTGGACGTGTACTTCGACCACGGTGGTGCCTGCTTGCCGGGGGACTACGACTTCGCCAAAGAGATTGCTTCTTTGTGCGTGGTCAAGGAGATCATCACTCGAAAGGGTGCTTGGTACTACTTCAAGGATGACAAGTGGAACGGCATGGAAGCCGTCGTCACCGCCATCCGCGAAGAAGTCGATCTCCGCGAGGAACTGGAGCACCTCGCACTTACAACTACTGATGCTCCTATACCCATGGAGGTTTCGTGAGATATGCCATAACCCTTGTCAGTGCACTGTTGGGTGCAACCTTAGTTATTACAGCGTCAACCACCACTACGGCGACCAACGCGTACGCGCCACCTCCAGCCGCAATTGTGGCCCGGGATTCGATCCCCACCAATGCCGTAGCGAGTAAGAAAAAGAAGTGGTCGTGCGAGGATGTACTCGCGCGTCGTCTTCATCGTGAAGGTTTTCGAGGGAAGAATCTCCGTGAAGCGTGGGCAATTGCCATGCGAGAATCAGGAGGAAATCCCGGTACGCGCTACGTCGCAATTCGGGACGACTCTTTTGGTATTTTTCAGATTAACATGATTGGGAGTCTGGAATCTGTTCGGAATGCAAAGTTCCGAAAGTATGTTCCGGGGTACAAGAGCAAGAATGATTTGTTTGACCCCGCCGTCAATATTCGTGTTGCGTCTTTTATGTCGCAGGGTGGTGATGACTGGTCCAATTGGGTCTCTCCTACATTTGGGAAAGCGCAGTATTTTTACGGTAAGTACCCGTGCAGGGTGTTACCTTAAATTTAAGACACGCCACTGCGATGTGTTGCATGCATGTGCTGCACAGGATACAGTTCTCGCATGAGCGAGCGTGAAGTAACCGACATTAATAATTTAGTTGGTGAAGCACTGCAGCGCGAATTTGGAAGCCGTACCTCTTTCCAGTGGGACGACGTCGCTAATTTCGCAATACATACGTTTACGAATGACATTACCGCCTCCCGGAAATTGCCTCCCGGCGCCAAGTTTATTTCTGAAGATAGGTTGCGCAAGGAGATCGCGCACTCGATCCGAAGATTGCACTCCGGCCACACGGGAACTACGGGTATCGCTTTTTGCTCGGCCCGTGAGTTGTCTGCACAGATTGCCGAGGGTTATGAAGACTGAGGGCCAAAAGCAGTCTCAGCATCATGAGAAGCGTTTGGAAAAGGTAATGGGTGCACAACGCACTGCAGCATCGGGCGCATTCTGGTCGCGTAAAGGTGACGTCCGTTCGGACACGTTTTTGATTGAGCACAAGTACACGTCTAAGAAGTCGATTAGTTTGACCACTGCGGTTTTGGACAAGATTCGCAGTGAGGCGATTATGGATGGCCGTACGCCGATGTTGGCGTTTCATTTGGGCGGCCACGACTATGTTGTTCTGGACGAGAATGATTTTATTGAGATCTGCAGAGTTGAAATGTAATGCCTACTACAACTACGAGAAACACATGTGTACAATACATACATAGCGGTATCCACACCGCAAATTCTCCCATACCGATGCCAGCCCCGTTCACACACTCGCATCGGAGACTACATGAGGGAGCCACCGCATTCTTGGCGCTACCAAGCCAAGTGCATGGACATCGATACAGAAATCTTTTATCCACCACGGGATCGCCAACTGTACAAGCCCATCGCCGACCAAGCCAAGGCGATCTGTTGGGGCACCAGCGACGAGGACCCGGAGTGTCCATCAAGAAGCCAGTGCTTGTGGTATGCGATCTCCATGGACGACACTCACGGTATTTGGGGAGGCATGTCGCACAGAGAACGTAGTCATCTTAAACGCAAGTACGAAAAATCTAAATCGTCCCTGACACTCAAACAGTTCATATTGGAGCATGATGGTGGCAACAAAGCCAAAAGGTTCACTAAAAACGTTTCTTGACACAAAGAAAGTCGAGACTCGTTTGGTTGGGCCTATTGAACGACACTTACTTACGCGACCTTTAGACGACAGCCGCCGCCGAGATGTTATTCATCCATCAGAGTTAATTAAGAAAGATTTTTGCGCCCGCGCTTCCTTCTTTACCATCACGCAAAACTTGGTTCAGGGAGATCGTCCGGGTCTTCGTTTGCAGTCAATTTTTGATGAGGGCCACACAATCCACGACAAGTGGCAAACATGGATCCGAGAAATGGGAATCCTTTATGGTGTTTGGTTTTGCATGTTTTGCGACCACCGCTTCTGGGACACATCCCCCACAGAATGTCCACGGTGCCACGACGAACGCTTCCTTGTATACAAAGAAGTACCACTGGAGGTACCGGAGTTGACGATAGCAGGTCACGCGGACGGGTGGATCAAGGAAATGGGTAATGAAGCGTTAATTGAGATTAAATCCATGGGCGAGGGGACCATACGCATGGAGCAGCCTTCGCTTCTACGAGATGGCGCCGACCTGAACTCGGCGTGGCGTGACATTAGGCGTCCGTTCGCGTCTCACCTTCGTCAGGGCCAGATGTATCTGGAACTGCTTCGTCGTATGGTGGATTCAGGAACCATGCAGGGTCCGGCCCCGACTGAAATCGTGTACCTGTACGAACTCAAAGCCAATCAGGCGTACAAGGAGTTCGTTGTCAAGGCAGATTCTTTCATCATCAAAGAAATGTTGGATTTGGCTTTTGACATTACGCAGGCTTTAAAGGTCGGCATTGCTCCAGTATGCAACGTCAAGGTCGGCGGCTGTAAGGCGTGTTCCAAAATCGAGGTGCCAGCATGACTCTCCGCACTGGTGACTCGTCAGGGGCCGCGATTTCAGAATTGTTGATGCAAGGAATTATTCCAGCCAGCAAGCCCAACTACGATGCGCCGCCGCTGCCCCGGGATCTCACTCAAGTAGGTGATGAAGAGTTAATGGTTTTGTATTCCGAACTCACGGCCTACGCGGATTTCGTTTCTGTGCAGGTCTCCTGCGCTCAGGTGGACGAGCGATACATCGAGAAGAAACTATCTAGTGCCGAGAACATAAAAATGTTACAGGTGAAGTCCGCAGGCATTGATTCCAAGTCAGAAAGCCGCGTGACCTTTGCACGCGCGCAGGTCGCCATTGACCCCATGATTGTGGACTACAAGCAGGAACTCGAACAGTCCTACGCGTACCGAAAACTTATTGAAGCAATTGCTTCAAACCTTGAACGAGATTCCAGTCTTGTCAGTCGAGAACTCACCCGGAGAACCGCAACCACCGGACGTAGAAGTAATCGGTGGTCTGCATGACGCACACAAAGGAGAAAACAATGAATGCAACACAGGTAACAAACTCATTTATTAATCTGAACCGCTTAAGGTGGTCAGCAGATGACGAGGCGTGGCTTAAAGCAGTCTTTTCTTCCACGCTTAAGGTCACCCGTGCAAAGAAGCAGTTCACGGTTGACGACATCTGGGAACAGGTAGACCTCTTAAGCGCGAAAAACAAACTGCCATTTTCTCGGATCGATCACCGAATACTGGGTTCCATGCTTCGCCACATGTCGTGGCTCGGGCTGCTGGGCACAACCGGTTACTACACCAAAAGTATTCGCCCAAAAGGCGGTGCACGTCCCGTATCCATCTGGGAGTCATACGCAGACTCCAAGGCGGTCGCGTGATCGATCGGCCGTACTCCAACTGGGAGGGTCTGCCACAGCATTGGGACCCCAACTCGGGGCTGTCTTTCCTGAACCGACTTTTGTTTGAGGACGCCAAGGAAGACTCTTCTGCGAAACAGATCGCCGAAGTGGGCGTGGCATTGACGTGCCTGTTAGTTCTCAAAAACCAAAGGTATGGGAACTCAGCACTTGAACCTATATCCGTTTTTGCTAAGGACCTAACCACTCGGCAGAGGATGGCTGTCCGCATGGATGACAAGGCCAACAGGATCCGCAATGGTTTGGGGATCACGGCGAACGACGGTGAGCATCCCGGTATTGACCTAGCCGGGTACTTGCTGCTGGATGTTATTGCTGCATGGGATGCGGATCGTCGTGCAGATCACTCTTGACCCATGGGAACTTGAGATCGTTCATCAGGTAGGAATGCGGCGCAATCACGCTAACGCGCACAAGGGTGATGCACCGCATTACGATGCTAACCGGATGGAGGACAACTTGCGTGCGTCCATTGCGGCAGCGGCGTGTGAGGCCGCTGTAGCAAAGGCAACCTGTTGCTATTGGACGATGAGCGTCTGGGACTCGGGTCAGCACTACAAATATCGAGAACTGCCAGATGTCCTTCCCAACATTGAAGTCCGCCGTGTCCGCGAGAACGGCAACCCATTGGTGGTTCGTAAACGTGAAACCTCGTCGGGACGCATCATTGTCAGTGCCTACGCCCATGGACCATGGTTCCGCAGAGTGGATGTCACGGGCTGGATGAGCGCCAAGGACGCATGGGAGCAGGGAGACCCGTCCACATACGATCGTCAGTCGACTCGTCTCGTTGATCAGGAACTGTTGCACCCCATCGAAGAACTTACCGCGCAAGAATTGGTGGTGTCAGTTGAATAGATATCTGCAAGGCGACCTCCTTGCCGGGAAGAAGCAGCCGGTCGTTTTGGGTATTGATCCCAGTCTTACAGGTTTTGCCATCACCGCATTGGGCGCCGATGGTTCGTATGAGTCGGCCATGTACAAATCACATGATCGCGGAGTCGAGAGATTGATGGACATCGCAATGTGGCTGCGCGCAAAAATCGATGTATTGGACCTCGAAGGGTTCCCCATCTCCGATGTTGCCATCGAGGACTCGGTCGTGATGAGTCACAGCGCCGTCGCTTTGGGTGAACTGCACGGGATTGTCAGAGTTTCTTTGTTTCATTCACCTGTAGGTAAGGGCAAATACCCTTTGCGGGTACCTCCCACGATGGTCAAGAAGTATGCCACCGACAAGGGCAATGCCAAAAAGAATGAGGTCATGCTGGGTGTGTACAAGAAGTGGGGGGTGGAGTTTTCAGACGACAACTTGGCGGACTCATACGTTCTGGCTCGCGTAGCGGCTGGTTACTTCAAGACCGCATACGAAGCACTTGTGTTGGAAAAACTTGCTGACCCGAAATTTAGGGACACGCAAACTTTAGGCAGTAATTCATGATCGCAATACATACCTTTAGAGAACCGACTAACCAATGGAACCCAAGGTATGACTATGACCGAATCAATCCCCGGAATCTCGGACGATCAACCACTCCGAGTAAGCGCCGGATCCAATCCACAGGCCGTGGCATCGGCCATCGCTCACGCGATCTACGAACACAAACGCGTCAACTTGCGTGCCGTAGGCGCGGGGTCTGTGAATCAGGCCGTCAAGGGAATCGCAATTGCTCGGGGTTATGTGGCCCCACGCGGGTACGACCTCGTCTGCAAGCCGGGATTCACCAGTATCGAATCGCGGGACGGGGAGATCAGCGCAATTCTTTTTATTATCACTGTCAGTTAACCCAGACGCAGAGCACGAACACGCTTACCTTTACTAAAGGTAGGGAAAGGAGCCATCATGGCTAATTGGCGTTCATCAGGAAGTGCAGTTCGTCGGCGCGAAGGCGCGCCGTCCTCTCACATGGATTCTATGGGAGTCGGCGCGCGTACCAGCCTGACCACTCCCGAAGAAGCACTTGCGGGCATGGCCCGCATTGGTAGTCCACGTATTCCCATGGGCACCAGCACGATTACAGATTTTGCTAACGCAAATGTGGTCCCGCCACTTAAAGGTACTTTGATACCCAAGACCGGAAACGCCAAGGGTGGGACCGATCCATATGTGATTCCCGGGATGCAGGTCCGCGAAAACGTCATGTGGGGCAGTGAGCGCAGCGGCGCTTCCTACCGTGTCAAGGCGTTTGCACCACCCTGCATCGATCCATCTTGCAGTGCAACACAGGCCAATGGTCGCATCATCCCTTCACGCATGCCTCGCTCGGCTTCGTGGGATGACGGCATGGCCGGGGCATACGCAGGGTACTAATAATGGCAAGTGACATGGCTTCGATGCAGTTCGCCACGGCCGCCCAAGTCCAAGTTGGTGCCGATACGTCGTATCACATCAAAGACCACCAGACCGGTGAACCAAACCCGTCCTATCAGGGTGCACCAGATGTCGCGCCCTACATGACAAAAACCTCGAACAGTGCCGACCGTGCAACCGCATGGCGTCTCAAGCGCGGCATCGCCGAACCACCCCAACCGTACAGCAAAAGAACATCAGGGAGCCTCTACAACTTCGACTAAACCCAAACCCGTACACGGATCACTAACAATTGGAGCAAATGGGTATGAACATGAATCACAAACAAATGGATAAGTTGCTAGACGTTGGTATGTTTTTTCGCCCTGTCACTCCGGCCCGCCCGGTCATCATTAACCCAGCCAAGGTACCCAAAAGGGTCCCGTCTCTGCTCAAGGGATGGAAGACTGCCGTCATCCTTCCCGATCCACAATTTGGGTTCCGGCGTATCGATGGCGAAATGGATCCATTCCACGACGCTGCTGCAATCGATGTATCTCTTAAAATACTTGCCGCCGTTTCCAAGGACTCACGGGTTGACGTCGTTGTCAACCTTGGCGACTTTCTTGATTTACCCGCACACAGCCGATTCGATCAGCACGCCAATTGGCAACACACCACTCAGGCAGCCATCAACGCGGGACACGACTTTTTGGCGCGTCAACGTGCAACCGTGCCCCTTTCCCAGATTGTTGTCTTGGAAGGCAACCACGATAAAAGGGTCAGCGACTCGGTCATGAAATTCAACGCCGCAAGCGTTGGTCTCAAGCGCGCCAACATCCCCAACGATTGGCCCGCAATGACGGCTCCGTTTCTGTTGCGCACCGATGACTTAAATGTTGAGTGGCTCGACGGTTACCCAGCACGTAAGTTCTGGCTCAACGATTGGATTAAGTGCGTTCACGGTTCCATCGTGCGCAGTGGTGGAAGCACCGCAAGTGCTTACTCAAGAGGGGACAGAACATCAACCATCTTTGGTCATATCCACCGCATCGAGGTGCACCACACCACCCAGCAGGACCGACACGGTGCGGTCCGTCAATTTGCGGCAACACCGGGCTGCCTGTGTCGAGTCGACGGCGCAGTACCGGGAGTCAAGGGAGCATCCGATCTATCGGGTCGACCCATCAAGAACTACGAAGATTGGCAGCAAGGCGCCATAGTCTTGCGGTACCGGGAAGATGATCCACGTTATGTGCTAGACACGATTCACATTCAGGATGGCTGGGCCATGTATGGCGGCCAAGAGTTCTCGGCCTCGGCATGAGCGGCCGCAATCTTGCGTGCTTCATCAGGATCCTCAGACCACCCAACTGACCTCATTTCGCAGCCCGGGCAGATCGCGTGCCAACGGTAGGGCTTCCCAATTTGACCTTTTACTTCAGCATTATGAGCGGACATAGATTGAAGTGTACCCGACACTTGTGGAATGAGTTCCAACAACACCCAAAGACGCTCCGAGCGGTTCGCTGATGCCCTACAGCCTCCCAGCATTACAAACCCAATCTTGAGCGCCATGCAGTTCGCCCACCTCACCAAAACACGGGGCGGCGCCACCATGGACGTTCACACAAACCAGATCGCGGAGCCCGGAGACAACTCTTACTTTGTGGGCGGCGAGCCAGACAAGCACGGTAACCGCATTCCCACGGTCCACCACGGGGCCACCGAGATTGACGCATCCGGAGGTTACACCCACCTTCCAACTGCAGTGGGTCACATGAAGGATCGCAACGAGAAAGCCCTATGGAGCATGAAGACTATGGACCCGATTCGTAACCCGGACCATGTCGACAACGGCTCCAGTAACGCAAGCGCCCGCGAGGGAACAACTTCTGATCTAAGCCCTTCCGATGTCTTGCGCCATAAGGCTCGCCTTATGGATGTCGGCGGGAAAAACCCCGCAATGTCGTTGGGTTCTTGGCGCGATACGGAAGCCTAAATATTTAGCCTGACTATGTAATACTTACCTGTCATCTTAGTTACATGACGTACAACAACCTTACTCCCCAGCAGAACTGGTCGTCGCTGGGTGCTGGAGGCATGTACGGATCTTTTAACTATGGAGGCGGCGGAATCCCGGTCGCGCGATCCGATCTTGACTTTATGCGGATGGGCGTTGGTCGTGTCCCCCACGCCGAATACCCCGACGGATACCTAGGCACCATCCGTTCGCGTCGAGACGACAAAGGTAAACCGAACTCGATCTCAGAAATTGTGCTCGATGGCATGAAGACCCGAGTCAATCAGCGCGCATACCAACGCGGAGTCCACAAAGGCGAGCGCATCGATCCCGGCGATTACGTGTGGCCCACCGAGTGGGGCGCGGAGACCGGGATCTCCAACCAGTTCAAGGGACGCAAAACAAATCTTGTCAATTTACCGGTCCAACCGACTCACCTCGTCAACGACGGCCGATCCGATATCCCCAACAACGTACCGCCGGAGATGGGCCCACGGCGACGCGCGCAACTTGACCGCTTGAGGCCCGCATGGGCGTGATGTAAATGGCCGTAGCAAAGAAGACTGCCCGACCAAAAACACCAGAGCAAGTCGCCGCCGCGCGATCAAAATCAGCAGTAAAGGCCGCATCAACTCGATCCCAAAAGAAGGCCGTAGACGCAGGTAATACAAGACGCGAAGAATTTGAAACGGCCAACCCACAAAGGTATGAAGACTTGGGTGACGCGCTCGGTTCCCGTTGGACTGGGGATGCTGATCTTCGCAAAAAAATAAGTGCGGCCGGTTATGATCCAGACACTGAAATAAAAAAGAATGTTGACGCCGTACGGAAAATAGGTCCCGGCCAGACCTATCGCGCCATGGGCTGGCTAGGCGCCTCCGAAACCGAAACGAATCACCCCGGTCAAGGAACC